TACTCCGCCTAAAAACTTCAAACTAACGCCAGACGAAAAGAAATTAAAGAAAGATTTCGATTTAACTGACGCTCAGGTTTACTGGCGACGTGAAACCATGAAGGAATTCGTAGCCGACCCGCAAAAGTTCTACCAAGAGTACCCGCTTACAGACGCAGAAGCCTTCCTAAGCAGTGGTAGAAGCCGCTTTGATATACCTTCTTTAATTAAAATGGAAGAAAAATGCTTTAATCCTACCGCTTATGAACTGTATGAGGACGAAGAAATCGTCGCAAAGCCACTTATCGGTGCTCCGTTAAAGATTTGGAAGATGCCGCAGCCCGAAAAGAGCTATGTAATCGGTGCAGACGTAGCTGAGGGCGTTAATAAAGACTATTCAGTAGCTACAATCATGGATGAGGACAACATGGAAACCGTAGCAAGATGGAGGGGGGATGCCGAACCAAGTGAATTCGGTGAAATATTAGACCAACTAGGCAGATTTTATAACAATGCTCTAATCGCAGCCGAAATAAATAATCATGGTCTTACCACAGTCCAAAGATTAAGAGATTTAAACTATTCAAACCTATATAGACGTGAAAAAGGCTTAGAAGAACGCTTTGAACAGCATACATCTAAGCTTGGTTGGAAAACAGACCGCAAAACTAAACCTTTAATGATTGACGCATTAAGTGAAGCTATCACTGCAGGCAAGATCAAAGACTACGACTTAACATTTGTTAGGGAATGTATGAGTTATGTAATTGACGAGCGGGGGCGGACCAACGCACAGCAGGGAGAACATGACGATACAGTCATCTCAACTGCAATTTGTTTACAAGTTTTTGATTGGAACGACGCAGTAGTCGGGAATAAATACGTCAAATCAGCAATCCCCGAACAATACCTCACAATTAAGAGCCGTATGCAAAAGCTTAAAAAAACGTTATCATTTTAAAGTACATTTGATATTATGTGACTGGAGACATACATGAACGACAAAAATACAGTACGAAATGTGATGGGGAAGTTCAACAAATCCCGCAACTATACACGAAAAGGCTTTTGGAAAACTTGGAAGAACGCACGTAAACTCTTCAACAACGAACGAGTAATGGCAAACTATATTGGTAACTCTGATACCTTTGTTCCAGAAACATTTACTATTTTACAATCCATTAAATCAAACGTTATTGGCGGTAAGATTTCTATGAACTACTTACCAACCAGAGACGACCAGACTGGTGATACAGAAGTTCTCAATTCATTGATGGCTCAAGTGTGGGAACAAGATCGCACCAAACTAAAAGCTTCATGGGCACTAGAAGATTCACTTATTACAGGTAACGGTTATTTGTGGCAGTACGTTGAAGATGGTCTACCAGTAAACTTATACGTTCCTACTGAAGATAACTTCTTTGATACATCAGCTACTAATTATGAGAATCTACGTTTTGGTGGGTATCGTCATTTGACAACCCTAGATGACCTCAAAAAAGAAATGATGACCAATCCTGACTACGATGAAACAATTCAAGACAGTGAACTAAAAATTCCGAAGTATAAAAACCTTGACAAGATTAAACCGTTATCTGAAAGTGGTGAAACTAAAATTGGTGACGACAAAACTGCTAAACAATTACGCGAAGAAATGTTGGCGGGCGCACCACTTGGCGAAGAATCAGGACAAGATGATAAAGAAACAAACATTGTTGAAATTATCTGCTACTTTGACAAAGAACGCATGATTAAAATAGCAAACCGTTCAGTAGTTATCTTAGATGTAGAAACACCATTTAAGCGTGAAGAAAAAACTATTGAAAGTGTTGACGATATGGGTAACCCAGTACAAATCGTACTTCCTGAAATAGAACCATTTATTCCAGTTGCCCCAGCCAGAGATTATGTAGATGGTGCCATGTGGTACGCAAAGGGCGAAGTAGAAGTTATCGGTGAACTACAAGAACTTCTAAACGATACTCAAAATCAAAAGACCGACAATCTTAACTACACGTTAAACAGAATGTGGACCCTTGACCCATCACAAGCTCACAAGAAAGACGAGATTCAATCAGTACCCGGTGCAGTCTTTACTATCCCTCCTGGCTCATTAGAGCAAATTCAAACCGCTTCAATCGGTGGTGACGCAGACAATGAAATGATGCGTATTACTTCTGCTATGCGTCGTGCTACTGCGGCTGATGAACTTATCCAAGGAGCAGCTACCGACGGAACGATTACCGCTACTGAAGTACGGGCACAACTAGCACAAGCAGGTACACGCTTTGGTTCTAAAGTTGAAAACTACGAAAATGAATTCTTCTGTATATTAGGTAAAAATATGTTCAAGATTCTTCAAATCTTTACTACTCAAGAAATAGCTGTAAGAATGCTTGGGCCAAAAGGCGTAGAGTGGAAAAACTACAATCCAGGTGAATTCTTAGGTGACTACGACGTCAAGGTTGCTCTTGACGGTACAGCTCGTGTCCTCAAGGAAACAGAAAAACAAGAAGCAATGCAGTTCTTCTTAATGGCAAGTAAAATGCCGTTTGTAGACCAACAAGTATTATTCAAGATGGTTGCTGGCAAACTGTTCGATAAAACTGAACAAGAATTACGCGACTTGATTGCCGCCCAACCTATGGGAGTACCTGGACAATTACCGGGTGAGGTTTCTGGTGAAATGGGTGGTATGCCACAAGCAGGTGCGGGTGAGATGGCACAAATGCCAATGAGCCAAGCTGAATCACAAGTAACAAATCAGGAGATGCAAGGTGCTGGCATGAATGTACCTGGCATGCCACAAGCATGAAGCCCGAACTAAGAAACTCACTAAGAGAATTTATTAAATCACCAGCAGGCGCAGAGTTGCTTGGGCTTTTAATTAACCAAGAACTAGCATTAGAAGCTGAAGCCACAAAAAAAGATGTTACTATCGATAGACAGGTACAACTGTTTAACAAAAAACAAGGAGTGTATTGGGTGCGTACACTCATTAGCGACCTTATCGATGCTCGCAATGGGAAGTAAGGCACCTTTACTTCCCTTTATGGGTATTGACACTTATTAGTGCAACCATTACTATTTTGCTAGGTGCAGCAACTTAACTAAAAAAGGAGACGTTATGGAAGAGACCACAACCTCAACGCCTCAAGACGAACAAACTCAGGCGGCAGAGCCACAACTTGAGAGTCAAGAGACGCAGGCGGTTCAGGAACCAGCAGCAGCTGAATCCCCTAACACCCAACCAGCCGAAGAACCTTCGGACGACAAAGAGTTACTGGATTGGGCGAGTAAGAAAGGCATCTCAACAGATGACCCAGTGAAACTACTTAAAATGGTACGCGAAAGCGAAACCAAAATGCACCAAGCTACCAATGAAGCTTCAAAACTTCGTGATGGCGTGCAGGAAGTAGCTCAGAATGACGGTCAAGACGATGTTTACCAACTTATTAACCGCTTAAAAGTAACCGAGTTTTATCTCAATAATCCAAATGCCCGTGATTACGATGGCAAGATGGCTGAGATACTAGAGGATAAACCTTATTTGGCTAATGACCTCGAAACGCTTTATGACCTGGCCAGGTTTAAAAGTGCAGACGAGAAATTAGTTGAAGCCAGGCAGGCTGGAAAGACTGAAGCTCTGAAACAAATTACTAAATCAGAGTTAGCAGCACCACCACAAAACACGGCTACAACCCGTCAAACTCCTAGTGATGAAATACCAAACTTTACTTCAGTAGAAGATTATGAAGCTTGGAAAACCAAAACTGGATTCGACCCGTTTGCAGTCCCATAATTAACAAATAAGGAGAAAAGAAATGGGCTTAGGAACCGACCAAATGACCGGTACTACTCTTGCTGTGTTTCGCCCCAATATTTGGAGCATGGAAACACTCAAAGCTCGCGAGAGTAACCTAGTTCTCGTTCCTCTAGTAAAACACTATGATCGAGACATCGCAGGAAAGGGACAAACAGTTGAAATCCCTAACTTGTCAAATTTAACAGCTAACGCTAAAGCAGCTAACACTCAAGTTACGCTTAACGCTGTTACTGAAACCAAAACAACAATCAGCATCAACCAACACTATGAAAGTTCTTTCTTGCTTGAAGATTTTGCTGACATTCAATCAGCTTACGACGCAGCACGTGAGTACACACAAAAGACTGGTTATGCACTAGCTGAAAAAATGGATAAATTTGTTGCTACAGACTTAACTGCAAACGCTGCTAAAACTATCGGTGTTGCAGGTACAGCTCTTGACGACACTGTAATCCTTACAGCTAACCGCTACCTTGATGACGCTAAAGCTCCTACAACAGAGCGCTATTTAGTTGTTACACCAAAAGGTAAGCAAGACCTTCTTGCTGTTGACAAGTATGTAACCTACAACGCTCTTGGTGTTGGTGGTGACGCTAACAGCATTAAGAATGGCCGCATCGGTCAAATTTACGGCGTAGAAGTATTTATGAGCCAGAACCTTGTAGTTACTGCAGGTACACCTGACACTCATAAGAACATTATGTTCCATCGAGAAGCTTACGCAATCGCTGTTCAGAAAAATATTTCATTTGAAGAACAACGTAAAGCAGAGTACCTTGGTACTTTGTACGTAGCTCAATCTCTATGGGGTGGTAAGATTCTACGAAGCGACCACGCTGTAACAGTTCAGTGCTAAAATAGTACTGAGAGATGCAAGAAAGGCCTCTGAAAAGGGGTCTTTTTTGTTGCCAATAAATCTCGGTTATGTTATTGTTGAATTACAGGAGGTGCCAATGGCTCAATTAAACATAGACGACAAGTATTTACCTGATTTAATTGTTAGGAAAATGGTTGTTCAAGAACAAATTAACGAATCTAAGAAAATAATATTTAGAAATTATCTTGATCATACTGAGGGTACAAAACGTAATCAAGATAACATGGTTGCAGAAGCTGAATTCAATATTAAACAACTTACAAAAAAGATTGATACGCTTCAAGAAGAACTCGACAAACTAGAAAAGGAATAGTTATGAAACTAGCAGTGGTGGTGCCGTCACGAGGCTTACTCTTTAGCCAAACAGCTGAAGAATTGCTTAATGAGATAAAAGATATTCCACATAAACTCTTTATTACGGTTGGTAAGCCGCTGCCAGAATGTTTTAACGCTCCAGTCAACGAAGCACTGAAAGACCCAGAGATTACTCACATTTTAATATGTGAAGATGACATGATTATTCCTAAAGGTGTCTTAAAAGCTATGATTAAGACTAATTATGCCGTAGTGGCTCTTGATTATCCATTTAAGGGACATGACGCTACCACCCTGCATGCTCCTGACGGTTCTGCGTTATACACTGGCACAGGATTCATGCTTATTAACCGTCTTATCTTAGACAAAATGGAAAAACCATACTTTAGAACAGACATAGCCTGGGATAGCATGATAACCAAAGAAAATGAAATACTTTTTTGGCCACGAGATGTGTCTAAGAAGAAAACGTACGGGCTACATGATGTTCATTTTGGAATACTATTGTTTGCTAATCAGATACCAGTCTGTGTGCCACCAGTGACGGCAGGGCAACGTAAACTTGTGGAAAAGGGCAACAGTGAATCAAACATGGGCGTAGACTCCATCAAGGAACTACGCAGAGTATGGCGCAACAACACCACCAAGAATGAATCACCAGAAATCATTGCTGCATTTCTTAAACGAATTAACCAACTAAAAAGCGTAAAGATACTTACCGCTAAACCAGAAAACGTGTATTACGAAGATGGTCAAGCCAGAATACGGAGTGAGCATGTCGTCGTATAAAATAGCGGTTATTATTCCATCTAGGGGCACAATGTATGCCGATACATTAAAAGAAATTTTAGAAAATCTTGAGGGGTTTGATTACGACATATTTTGGTCACACGGCAAACCAATTCCAGATTGTTTTAACAAACCAATTGAAAAAGCACTAGAAAAGAAATGGACTCACTTCTGGTTAGTAGAAGAGGACATGGTTATACCCCCTCAGACGCTTCAGAAGCTCCTAGAAGCTGATGTAGACGTGATTGCATGTAATTACCCAGTATTAGACGGAACGCCCAGTGTGCACGCTGATATTGAGGGAAACGCGTACTTTACTGGTACTGGATGTATGTTGGTTAAAGATGCAGTGTTCAGAAAGCACAAAAAACCTATATTCAGGAGTGATATTGGTTGGTTAATAAGAAGCCAAGGAAAAAATCTTAAATTATCTGCACAAGAGTTTGACCCAACTGAAGTTTATGGATACCACGATGTAACTTTTGGCATTTCGAGATATTTAAGCAAAAAACCAATAGTAGTTGCCGATGTCGTATGTTATCAACGTAAACTGAAGAAAAAAGGCGAAAAAGACACTAATCAAGGTCAAGATACTATTGAACTCATTAAAGATTTAGGTACTTTGTATTTTGATACAGAGGAACAAGAAAAAAAAGAAAATGTGTTAATGGAAGTCTTATATGATGGCAAAGTTATGTTCATGCAAAAAGAACATGCTAAGAGACTTATCAAAGAAAAAAAAGCAAAATTGCTCACTAAATCATATAAATATCTCACAGTTGAGTTTTTTCATAACCCAGAATTGATGGACCAGATATGAACTTACTCATTTGCCTT